TGTTTTGTTTCTTTGCATTTTGTACATTGTTTCATAATCTTTTTACTGTCTTTATAAATCTGCCCGCCATATCGTGTAAAGTTATTTCACCTTCATCGCTAACCATATAGTTGTTTATGTGTTGATTGATAAGGCTTTTTATTACCGCAGGTGGTAGGTTGTGTTTGCCACCATCCCCACCGTGTTTTATATAGTATTGGTAGCAGCGTTCTATTTCGTCTCTTGTCATTACCTCATCATTTTAATCATTGCTTCTAATCGTAAGTGAATCAAGTCTAATTGTTCGTCTGTTAGTCCTTTAGTTAGTTCTTCTATTTTGTTTACTTTTATTGTGTTTGTTTGGTCTCTTTCTTCTAATAGTTGTTCGTACTTCTGTTTTAAGTCTGTTAATTCAATTCTTAGTTGTTCATTTATGTTTAGTGCTTCTGTGTATGTTACCCTGTCTTCTTGTATTGGGAACTCTTTAAATGTGTCGTATATCTTTTTTAGTTCTTTTCTTTTTACTACTTCTTCAAAGTTCTTTAGGTTGTGTAATACGGAACAATGGTCTTTATTTACTTGTCTGCCTATTTCAGCTATTGGTAGGTTGGTTAGTTCTTTAGCTAACTTATAATAAACTGTTCTGGCAAATACATATTGATTTGTCTTTTTCTTTTTTGTTATGTCTATTTTTAATTCTGCATTTATAAAATCAATTATTTCTTTTGTCATCTTGTTCTTTGTATAAATTTAGTAATCTATTAAATCTTGCGAACTCTATCCCTAATTTAATACCAGCACAAGCTAAGTATTCTTCTTGTTCTTCATAGTACTGTAAATGTTCTTCTAATAACTCTAAAGGTGGGTCATCTGCAATTACAACTTCTAAAGTGAATAGGTAATAATTTTCTTTATCTCCTTCCATTAATCAGTTCTAAGTTTTAACAAGTGGTAACATTCTTCAAACCTTTGTCTTGCTTTTCCTTTGTGTAGTGTTTTAAATAGGTTATATATTTTCTTTGTGTATTGGTATTTAGTTTGGCAGTCTGCTAAATACTTTTCCGCATATTTTTTACCAAAGCCTTTGCAATAGTTTACATTGTCTGCCGTGTCTCCTATTATCATTTGTTCATAAAAGTTGTACATAGCTTCTTCTTCTGTTATGTCATAAACCACTTGGTGCTTCTTGTGGTAGTTGTACATCAAACAAGGGAATTGTTTATAGTCTTTATCTATGCTTACAATCATAACATTGTCCCTGCCTATCTCCTGTGATAGTTCAAACCAATACTTTGCAACAAGGTCGTCTGTCTCTATTCCGTGACCCCATATTGAGTTGTAGTTTTCTTTTACCCATTGGTGTACTTCATTTAATAAAGGTGGTTTAGGTGTGTTTATTCTGTTTGCTTTGTACTTTGGTGTTATTAGCTTTCTAAAGTTTCCTAATGAGCCGTTAAATACCTTCACTTCATCTATCTGGTATGTTTCTTCTAAGTCGTTTATTATCTTCATAAACACCTCATCAAACTTCCCTGTGATGTCTTCTAAATTGTCATAGTAAGGACTGTCTTCTGGGTTTTCTCTTTTCTTATAGCAACTTGAAAATACCAAACTGTCTGCGTCAAATAGTAATACCATTATCTGTAATATTCGTTTATTACCCTTTCTTGTAATTCCTTTACAACGTAGTCGTCTACTATGTCTGTGATGTCTTTGTCGTCTAACAGTATTTCGTATATGTCAAATGATTCAGCGTTGCCACTAAATTCGTACATATGTGGTTCTTCTTCTTCATAAGTTCCCCTTACTGTAAATTCTAAATCTAAATACTTAATTCCGTAGTCTTTCATTTCTGTTGGTTTAAATAGGTTAATACTTCTTCTAAATCTTTTATTGCATATTCACGCCCATATAACTTGGCTATAAATATTTGATTCTCTAATTTTAAAATGATTTCTTCTTTTGTCATCTTGTTTGTTTTAACAAATATAAACAATATTTTAACACAAAAAGCACTTTAACAAAATTTTAACAAAAAAAAAGAGAAACTTAATTGTCTCCCTTTCTTAGTTCTTTTAAGTATTGAATCTCCCGTTCAATATAGTCTTTGGCTTTAGTTAGTTCCTGTATCTCGTCGTCCTTCTTGCCGCACCTTAAAACATACTTAATCACGTTGCCCCTGTTAAAATTGAGTTTGTAGTCTTGTATTATGTCAATCACGTCATAGTCTCCTGTCGCTTCGTAGTGTATTTGTGTGCCTCTCATTCCTTTGTCTTCTTTTATGTGTTTATTATATTCGTCTATTGTCCAATCCCATTCCCTCATTAGTCTATCTTTAAAAATTCAGCGTTTGCATATTCTTTAAACCATTCCTTATTGTCTTGGTATTTATCTACTATGGCATCAATCATTACAAGTTCATCAATAGAACTGCCTTTAATCTTGTCTATAAGGCTTTCTATTTTGTTTAGTATGTTTGTTACCATCTGTGGGTCTGTGTCGTAAACGGTGTTAAATTCTTCCCTTACAACGTCTTCAAGCATTACATCCAGCTTGTTAATTTGATTCTTTACATTTAATTTGTATTGTTTGGTCATCTTTAATTGGTCGTTAGCTTCCAATAGTAATTGACTTAGCAATACGCTTTTCAAATAATTTAATTGTGTGTCGTTCATTTTAATTTTTTTCCGTCTGTTGTTTTTAAATATGTTACTTCTTTTGCTATTCTCTTTGTGTTTGCAAATTGGGTAGTCGCAGGGTTTAAAAAATTAGTTTCCCAAGCCTTTTTAATAAAGTACAAGTTAAAAGAATAAATACCTTCTGGTGTTGAATTAATATATACAGGTGTGTCTAAATGCTTATTAGCTTCCAAGACCATTGCATCGTACTTCTTCTTTTCCAATAACAAAGTATCATAATGCTTTTTTCTGCATTTCAATTCTATCCTGTGACCTGTGCTTGGTGAGTAACAATCCCACCTGCTCATTTGGTTTTTTGCTTTCACAAGGTCAAGATAAACATTTTCTTTTAACCAATCAAATAAATCTGCTTCCTTCCAATTATTCATATATTTTGTTTATGTCATCTATCCACTTAATAACTGTCTTGGGGTTACAGCTACAAGGAACGTGGTATTGATGTTTGAAATACTTTGCGTGTAATTGCGCTATTAGTTTTACTTCTTCAACGCTTAGTTTGTCGCTTGGGTTAGCTTGGAATATTTCCCAATCCTTTTTATCTATTGCTTCCATTTCTATTTATTGTTATGTTGTTCCAATCTTGTTGTCTTTTATCGCATCCGCAGTCAATTCCTAACCACTTGCTTACTGTTTTAACTACCCATTTAATCCCTGTGTAGTATGTTATGCGTTCTACTAAATCACCTAATTTTATCATAATCACCGTTTAAATAGTCTTCCCAATCTTCTTGGAAGTTGTTTCTTAAATCTTGTTTTACATTTTTTAAAGTGTGAAATATACTAACCCAACTAATGTTTGACAGTTTAGCCATTTTGCGCATACTTAGGTTGGTATCTCTATACACTTGAAATATCTTAGCATCGTACCAATTAGATTCTTTTTCCTGTTCTATTAGGTAGTTATCTATAAGCCCACAGAACTTGTCAAACGCTTGGTGTTCTTCTAAGTCTGAAGTGTCTTCTAATAAGTTGTCTTTAAGTTCTTCTTTGTACACTAAACTTTGTTCGTTCTTTAGTGTGTATAGAATACTTTTTAAAGCAAAAAAGACATACCCTTTTTGGAGTATGCCCTCTTTAATTATCTTTTCAGCACTTGCGTACTTGTACAGTTTTATGTACATCTCTTGAACAATGTCTTCGGAAAAGTCACCGCCTCCTAATGCTTTGCAAGTCCGTACCCACTCTTTGTGGTGTTTAGCAACTTCCCTTAGAAAGTCTGTGTTTTTTACTTGTGGGGTGTCTCCCATATCATTGTTATAGTTATGAAAAAGAAACAAAACTGAATTGTGTGTTCGTTTATTTCTTCTTCTGGGTATTCGTCTTTGTTATATAATCCGCCAAACATAAAACCTTTTACAAGGCTTACAATAAACGTAGCGTTCTTTGTAACTGCATACGGAGTTATTAACAAAAATAACACAAATAGTACATAAATATAGTTCATAACTTGTTAATTAAAATTAGTTTAGTTGGTTAAAATTTCTTAAAGTCTTTTAATGGGTCATAAGCAGCACCTTCAACAACAGGGAAACCTAATGGGTTCACTTTAAAGCTGAAGTTGTCAAAGCTAAATCCCCTGCTTCTTTTACAACTAACTGTAACAAGGTCTTTATTGACTGTGTTTAATTCAAGTTGTATTTGTGTCTCTGCTTTCTTTTCAAGGAATGAACCTAAATGTCCTGTTGGTTTGTCTGAACCAAAGTTGCTATGTATAACCGTAACAATATGGCAGTTTAATTTTGCTGACCATTCCATTATCTTTTGTACTGCTTTATTGCTTTCTTCAATATTATTGACGTCAGAGACCAAATCCGCCAAGCCGTCAATTATAACTAAACCTATATTTTCCCCTTCCATTTTGTCGTACAGATAATATTCTATAAAATCAATACGTTCTTTGTGGCTTAAAGTTCTAAGTCCAAATGTATGGTAGCACTCTTTATTTAATCCTGTCATATCTAACACCCTACGAAACACTTTGGATGCGTGAAACCTTCCCTGTTCTGTGTCAAAGTGAATTAAGCATTTACCTTCCCTGTGTCCTTTTAAATCACCACCAAAGCCGTCTAATGTACCTTTCAAATAAACTGCGCTTAAAAGCGATATAAAGAAGGTCTTCTTGGACTTGGGCGGTGCTTGTACAAAGCTAAAGTTACCATAAGTACCAATAGGTACGGGATATGTTTTGTTTCCTTTCTTAGTTTGAATTGTTTGTTCTCCAAATGACAAAGCTAAAGGCGGGTACTCTAAGTCTTGTTCTGCATCAATATAACAATCACCCTCAAGTAATTGCATATGCATACGTTTAATTTCTTTTTCTTCGTCTGTCATAAAATAAAAAGGGGGTTTTTACACCCCCATAAATTTAAAATGGTAAATCTACTGTTTGTTCTTCTGTTGTTGTTGCTGTTGAATTTGATTCTTCTTCCCATTCAGCTTTAACAATATTACCATCCGTCCAAACTACTTTACCATTACCTAACCAATTTTTAGGTTTTTTAGCTTCTCGCTCTTCTTTAGTTTGTGAATCATAAGCAGATACGTTATTATTATAACGTGTTTCATCGTTCACTGCTATAGTAAAATTATAATAAACTTTACCGTTTTTAGCAGTTACAAATTTTTCTTTTGGCAAACTTGCCACGTCAATTGATAAACTAATTAGTGCACTCATAATATATTGGGTTTTAATTTAAATTACTTAATTCTTCTTTTATTTCTTTTTTCATTTTATACTTAGTAAGTATTTTATTTAAATCACCGCCACTTTTTAAGAACTCTATTGCTTTGTTGTATTGTGGTGTGTTCTTATTCAACCAAGCCTTGTCATCTTCAACAGGGGCTTTGTCGTGGGTGTTTGTACTGTCTGCATCTTTGGTGTCATCAATTAAAAATAAGCCATTTAAAGCATACTTTCTTGCATATGAAGATGAACTACCAAAACTTTGCGCAATGTCCATACCTTTTCGGTTTGGGTCTATACCAGCTTGAGCGGTTGTGCTTACATAGTTTTCACCGTCTGTAATTACTGCTTCAGCTTGTACATAAATCAAATCACCTACTTGGTGTATTTCATCTGTAATAGTTAAATGTAAACCGTGCTTAAATAATAGCGGCTTAACGGCCTCAAGTATGTCTTCTTGATTGCGGTACTTGTACTTGCCAAAACCGTTATATTGGTTTTTTGGCGCTTTTAATTCATTTTGAATCTTTACTAATTTTTCTGTCATTGTTTTAATTTTAAGGTTTCTAACTCTATTTGTGTTGCGTGTAATTTTTTGTACAATTCCCTGTTTTCTATATGGACAATGTCCTGTTTGTTAAATAATTGGTTTGTAAATATAAACATTTTATTATGAAGTTGTACAATCCTTTGTAAATTTTTGTTGTCTGGGTTTTTTTCTAACCCTTGTGTAAGCATTATATCAAGTTCCAAAAACATCTTTATATAACTATCCCTTGAATACATCTACCTTTACTATTTTCTTGTATTCGTCTGGGCAATCTTTGTCGCATAGTTCAAATACATAAGTGGTTAATTTTTCATTTTCTAATTCAAGCCTGTTAATTTCATTTAACAATGCTTCAATTCTTGCTTCTTTGTAACTTAATAAATCGTGGCTCATATTGTTTTTTTTATGTGTAAACATATTGGTTTACTTTTATACATATATGTAAACATATTGGTTTACTCGTCAAAAAATTCCTCTACTGCATCTATACCCCATCCTGCTGCTAAGGTTATTTGCCTTAAAAGGTCTACATAATCTGTGAAAGATATATCCGAATGGTCTACTTCTACCGAGTATTTATACTCGTACTGTTCTATTGTTATTCTGTAAGGTTGTTTTTTCATTTGTTTTTAATTTCTAATGTTGGGTAAGCGTTATAATATCTTATTTCGTCTGGTGTTTTGTGTTTGCCCCTTGAATCGTGACTGCCAACTCTAAACCCTGTAATTGGGTTACGCATTTCGTTCCACCAAGGTTCTACTAACTTACTCATTTAGAGCAAATGTTTCATTTATGTTATCGGCAATTTCATACCAATTTACGCTGTCTAAAAAGGCTAAAGCATAATCAAGTGCTAAACCAGCACCTTGCAACTGTATTGTTTCTTGCGCCATTTCTTTAAGGTAATCAACTTCAACCTTTTCTTCAAAGGTAATACCTTCAAACATTTCTAAACTTACTCGCCAAGTTTCATAATTTGTGTAACCGTTGTAATTTTTCATAAGTGTTATTTTTAAATACTTTGTAAAACTAATAAATATTCAAATACAAAATACGTTTTAACAAAAGTTTAACACAAAAAAAGGGTTAGCTAAATGCCAACCCCTTTAAACAAACAGAATTAAAAGAAAGAATTAAAGTAAAGAAAGTTTTTGTTTATATGTGTCAATCATATCTTGTATGTCGTTGTCTGTAAATTTAACAGTTTGCCTGCTTTTAGCCAACAATTCATCAGCTTTTTTTTGCCCTAAATGTTTTGCAAATAAATACTGTTCGCCGTATCTAAATACATTACAGGCTTGGCATTGCACTTCTACATTGTCTTCATCCCATCTTGTTGCGTAATGCTTACGGCTCATAAAGTGACCCGCTTGCAGCTTTTTCCAATGGTCTTTTTTACCACAAGTTACACAAGTTGCAATTTCACCATACCTGCGCCTAATATATTCACTAAACACTTTGTCAAGTTTAGTTATTAGGGTTTTTCTTGTAGGTTTTTTAGGCATCTAAATGTTCTAATAAAAGTTTTCCTGTGTATTCATCAAGGTCTTTTATAGCTTTGTAAATTACTTTACTGTTTTTTTTTACTTCAGCCTTTTCAGCTTTAGTGCTATCACTACCTAAATTGGTGTATTGGGTTGCATCCATTTTTAAAAGTTCGTCAATGCGTTCTTTTACTGTTTTTTGGTATGCTTCTGCTATACGTAATACTTCTTCTTTCATATTGTAAATATATAACAAGTGTTTTAAATAGTTTGTTTATAACTTGTTTTAAACTTTATATTTTACGTAAACAAAAAATGTTTAATTTTGTTTTTATAAAGCGCAAGATGTTGCAAGACTTTAGTCACCTAATAAATATGGAAGGCTATTGGAACAGGTAATTTGAAAATTTGTTTTTCTGGGGGCTTTTTCTTTCTTTTCTTTTTATTTTCTTTAAGGTTGTTTTATTTTTCTTTTGTTTCTTTTAAAGCCAAACAAAATATGTTTTAATAAACTTCCTAATAATTAAATAAATAATAACAAAAATAATTAAATACCAATAATTAAATTTAATTGGTTCTTTAGTCTTTGTTTTTTCTTCTACGTTTATTGTAGTTCCAACAGTTGCGGTTTGTGTTATAGAATCCTTTTTAGCCGTTTTAAGAACACTTTTGTCTTGTTTAGTGTTTATTTGTTTAACATTGTAAAAGGTTGTTGTATTGCCTTTATAATCCTTTATAACTATTGGTTGTGTACTGTCTTTTTGAATTATTTGCAATTCACTTATATTTAGGTAGGTTATAGAACTATCTGTTTTAACTGTGTTAGTTAC